CACAACCTCTTATAAAAGCAACAACAACAGCCGTAGGTTAAATGTCACTATATATTTAGTCCCCGAATATTGCTACTTTAAACTTTTAAGATTTTTTTTGTATACTTGTATAATAAAACTAACAATTATGGAAGAACAAAAAGAATTAACACCTGAAGAGATTCAGGAGCGTAAAGAAAAGCTTGCTGAGTATTATAAGGAGCAGGTTGAATTTTTAACTACGCAATTGGAGTATGAGACTTTGCTTACTGACATTGAGGAGCAGAGAGCAAAGCGTATTAATTTGCAGGCAGCTGTTGCTAGCTTCTTGTCCCCGGAAGAGGATGAAGAGGAAATGCCTGAGCCACCAAAAGGAAAAACATTAAAGAGAAAATAATGGCAATAGTTAATCAGGTTACAAAGAGGGTAAAGATGGATATTGATGCTATAGTGAAGTATCAGATTCTTACCTATTGTTATCTGAATGATGTATCTGTTACTAATTCTGATTTAGACTGTCTCACTCTTTTAGCTATTGAGGGTGAGACAGAGTTAACGGAGTTTTGTAAATTGGGATATGATAATGATATTTTCAAGAGTCCGCAGTCAGTTAGGAATGCAGTGACAAAAGCTGTAAAGAAGGAATTGATTGTAAAGGACGGGGATACAAGGAAAGTAGTATTTATAAATCCTCAGATGAACATTCAGACGAAAGCACCTGTTTTGTTAGATTTTAAATTCGCAGCAGTTGACTCCAAAGAAGAGTAAGGAATTTTTTGACGATGTTGCTGAAGAGCTTGATCTGGACAAAACACTTGTAAAGAAAGTGGTGGATCATTATTGGAATAGGGTGTACAAAGCTGTTGTGAATATTGAGCATAGTGATGTAACGGTGGCTAATCTTGGTACATTTAGTTTGAAGAAGAAGCAACTGAATAAGAAGATTTTGGGGTACACTAACTATTTACAGAATAAAGAGAACTTGACATTTGCAAAGTACCATAGTTATAAGACAGTGGAGAAACAACTACAGCAGATGTTAGATGCTAAAAAAATAATAGATGAAACAGATGAAAATAAAAAAGCTTTTCAAATCAATAAGAGAAATAATAAATAATATACCGAAGATCCTAGAAGGTATAATCAACTCTATCGTTCATCAAGATGATGTAGAGAGAACAGCTGATATCAGATTTAATATTTGTAAGACTTGTCCTCATATAGATAATGAAGGTAAGGAATGTTTGGTACCGGGGTCTCAGCCTTGTTGTTCGCTATGCGGGTGTTCTCTAGAATTTAAAACGAGGTCTTTATCTTCTGAATGCCCTGATGGTAGGTGGCATGCATTGATGACAGAAGAGGAGGAAGAAGAATTAAATAAATAAATATGGCAGTAATATTTAAACCAGAAAAACATGAATATGTATCACAGGATCCTAATGAAGGGATTAAGTGGACATCTGTAACATCTTTTGTTGGACAGTTCAAGCAGCCTTTTGATAAATTGAATGTTGCTAAGAAAGTATCAAAGTCTAAGAAGTCTAAGTGGTATGGTATGACTGTTGATGAAATATTGGATGCTTGGAAACATCAAGCTGATAATGCAATTGATAGAGGTAATTGGTATCATAATCAGAGGGAAGCTGACTTATTAGCTATTGATAGTATATCTAGATTTGGACAAGAGTTACCTGTAATAAATCCTATTGTAGATGAGAATGAAACAAAGTTAGCACCATCTCAGAAGTTAGAAGATGGTGTGTATCCCGAACATTTTGTGTATCTTAAATCTGTAGGGTTGTGTGGACAATCGGATTTAGTGACTGTATTAGATAACAAGATTAACATCTTAGATTATAAAACTAATAAGGAAATTAAAACTGAGTCGTATGTTAACTGGGAGGGTAAATCACAGAAGATGAATCCGCCTGTATCGCATCTTGACGATTGTAACTTTTATCATTACGCATTGCAGTTGTCTGTATATATGTATATAATGTTGAAGCATAATCCTAAAAGGAAACCTGGTAAACTAACATTACATCATGTATTGTTTTTTGAAGAAGGTTTGGATGAATATGGTGCACCTATTATAGCACGTGATGATAATGGAGAACCCATTGTTAAAAAGATTGTGCCTTATGATGTGCCTTATTTGAAGGATGAAGTTATAACGTTGATAAAACATAAACAAAATGCAGACGAGATTATTTGATGTACAGAATGGTAAGGTTGTTCCAACAGAACATTGTTATACGTTAAAGTTTTTAAAGGACATTATGGATGAATATCCAGATGATCATATGAAGATATATGCTTATTTATTTTATATGACTTGTCCTAACCCAGATTTGAATCCTTTCTTTAATACTATAGAGCATGAGAAAGAAGATTTGATATTGCAAGAAGTGGATGCTGAATTTACTACAGAGGATGATAAGATAATTCATGCACTCTCAATGTGTAAGAAATTATATGAGACCCCTACTTATAGAGCATATATGGGTATTAAAGCTATGCTTGATAGATTAGGGAGATATATGGAAACTACCCAAATTGAACATGGTAGAGATGGAAACATCACTGCTTTAATTAATGCAGCAGCTAAATTTCAACAGATAAGAGAATCTTTTAAAGGTGCTTATAAAGATTTAGCTGAAGAACAACAAAGTCAGGTTCGTGGTGGACAAGGACTAGCTTATGATCAAATGTAATTATGGAAGAAGGATATTTATATAACTGGATATTTCATTATAATCACCATATGGATAGGTGGTTTGCTTTTAATAGGGATGATTATAGAAAGTATTTTAATGAATTCCCACCTCATGCTTTGAAATCCACTAATATTGAAACTTTAATTTCAATAATTAATGAAGCAAAAGGTGATAAAAATAAAATTCAAGAGGTAATAAATGGAGGAGATATTCATTAAAGTCCCTACTTCTACAGATGGCGTGTGGTCTGAGACTACGTTCAATTCTAGGGAAGAATTTAAAGATTACGTTTTTAAGTTATTTAAGGTTCCTGGAGAATATAATTTCAACCAGGATTCTTTGTTATTTAATGAACAAGCTCGCAAGTTTGAAAAAGAAGGTGTTTATTGTACAGCACCATTTAGATCTAAAGATTTTATAGAATATTGGGATGACCAAAAAAGAAAATGCCAATCAGGAATATTGGTTCACTCTGGTGATTTATCTTGGTACATTACTAGGGATTATTATATGTGGTTAAACTTCTTACCTATCTTTAATAAAGAGATACAGAAGTTTGGATTTGCAAAGATTAGAGATGCTCAGTACCACATGGCATTATATGAGTTATTAGCAGAACTCAATCATAAACATGCTGCTATATTGAAGAAACGTCAGATAGCATCTTCATATTTTCATATAGCAAAACTCTTAAATCAATTGTGGTTTGAGCCTGGTGTTACATTGAAGATAGGTGCATCTTTAAAAGATTATATTAACGATAAAGGTTCATGGAAGTTCTTAGATGAATATGCATCTTTTCTAAATGAACATACTGCATGGTATAGACCTATGAATCCTTCTAAGGTTTTGCTATGGCAACAGAAGATTGAAGTTAGAAAAGGTAATCGTGTAACAGAAGCCGGGTTAAAAGGTACTATACAGGGTATGTCATTTGAGAAATCAGCAACATCTGGAGTAGGTGGACCTTGTAAGTACTTCTTCCATGAGGAAGCAGGTATTGCTCCTAAGATGGATATGACATATGAGTATATCAGACCAGCCTTACAATCAGGTATGGTAACCACTGGTATGTTTATAGCTGCAGGATCTGTCGGTGATTTGGATCAATGCGGTCCTTTGAAAGAAATGATATTAAATGCAGAAGCAAATGATATTTATACCGTAGAAACTAATCTTATAGATGAGAATGGAACTATAGGTAAGGCGGGGTTATTTATACCAGAACAATGGTCCATGCCTCCTTTTATAGATGAATATGGTAACTCACGGGTAGAAGAAGCTTTAGAAGCTGTAAAACAGGAGCGTATAAAGATGAAGAAAGAAGTAGCTCCTGAACAATACCAGTTAAGAATATCACAGAAGCCTTTAAATATTAAGGAAGCTTTTGCATACAGAAAGGAATCTGTATTTCCTCCGCATTTAGTTACAGCACAGTTGAAAAGATGTGAGGATAAAGAATATCCTTATGAATTAATTGATTTATCTAGAGGTGATGAAGGTGAATTAGTAATAGCTGAGTCTAGAAAACAACCTATTAAACAATTTCCTATACCGAAGAATGCAGAAGATAAAGAAGGATGTTTAGTTGTATGGGATAGACCTAAGAAAAACCCAGAGTTTGGGATGTATTATGCATCTATTGACCCGGTGGGTGAAGGTAAAACTAGTACAAGTGACTCTTTATGTTCTATATATGTGTATAAAGCTCCCGTTGAAATAACAAAAGATGATGGTCAAGAAGTAAAAGTAGAGATAGAACAAGACGGTATTGTAGCTGCATGGTGTGGTAGATTTGATGATATCAAGAAAACACATGAAAGATTAGAGTTAATAATTGAGTGGTACAATGCTTGGACTGTAGTGGAGAACAATATATCGTTGTTTATACAGTATATGATATCAAAAAGAAAGCAAAGATACCTTGTAACTAAGGATCAAATGCTTTTCTTAAAAGAACTGGGGGCTAATAAATCTGTGTATCAGGAGTACGGGTGGAGAAATACTGGTACCCTATTTAAGAATCACCTGATCTCATACGCTATTGAATACCTTAGAGAAGAAATAGATACCGTAACTGATGATGACGGTAAGGTATATAAGAAAACATACGGTGTTACAAGAATACCAGACCCTATGTTACTTACAGAAATGATGGCATATCACCCAGGTTTAAACGTTGACCGTTTAGTTGCGTTTTGTGCACTAGTTGCATTTGCTTCTGTACAACAATCTAACAGAGGATATGTAAAAAGAAGAGAGCAATCAAACAATTCCTTGGAAAATAACTCAAATTTGTATAAATTTAAAGTGAGCCCTTTTAGACATCTAGGGGGAAAACGCAGTCCTTCTGGTATGTCTAAACCTAAAAGAGCTTTTAAAAATATTAAATAATGGATTACTATACAACTCCTACAGATACTAACTATCACAGTATCAGATACTTATACTATGAATATGAATCTGATTTAGAAATTTATGATGTAAACTTTGAAGAGTTAGAAGAGGAGCACACAATTAATACTACAGAATATGCAGGTCTATAACGCAATGCAGCTCAAGAAAGGAGCTAAAGCAGAACATAACAGGATGGGTACACTAACCCAACCAATGCAGTTCTTACCTAAAAAGAAGAAAGATGATGATTGGGCTGCATGGAACCTTGATTGGTTAGAGTGGCAGGGTATGAAACAGCTTAAGCGTAATGCTAGGCGTTTAATGAAGAACTACAAACTTGCTAAAGGTATTATTGATCGTACAGATTATATAGTAGAAGAAGATCCAGAGTATGCAGATTTAATAGAAACACTAACAAAAGAAGATGAATCTGCATTAGAGTTAAAGTTCTATCCTATTATTCCTAATGTAATTAATGTATTAGTAGCAGAATTTGCAAAGCGTAATACAAAAGTTACCTTCAGAACTACTGATGAGATCTCATATAATGAGTTATTAGAGCAGAAGCGTGCAATGGTAGAAGCTAAGTTATTAGCTGATGCACAGATGAAGATGGCAATGCAGATGATTGAGATGGGTGCTGATCCAGAAGATCCTGAGATTCAGCAAGCTATGCAACCAGAAGCATTAAAAGAGCTACCTGAGATTGAGCAGTTCTTTAAGAAGGATTATAGGTCAATGCTTGAAGAGTGGGCAGAACATCAGATGCGTGTAGACGTAGAGCGTTTTAGAATGGATGAGCTTGAAGAAAGAGCTTTCCGTGATATGCTTATTACTGATAGAGAGTTCTGGCACTTTAAAATGAATGATGATGACTATGATGTAGAGTTATGGAATCCTGTAACTACATTCTATCATAAGTCACCAGATGTAAGATATATCTCTCAGGGTAACTGGGTTGGTAAGATAGACATGATGACTGTTTCAGATATCATTGATAAATACGGATATCTGATGACAGAAGCTCAAATGGAATCATTAGAAGCTATTTATCCTACAAGAGCTGCTGGATATCCTATTGGTGGACAGCAGAATGATGGGTCTTACTACGATGCAACTAAATCCCATGAGTGGAATACAGGACAACCTGGTTTAGCATACAGACAGTTTACATCTTTATATGATGGACCAACTGGTGGTGGAGATATTGTAGAGTGGATACTATCTGAATCAGAAGATTTCTTTGATTATCGTAATACAGATATGTTACGTGTGTCTACTATCTATTGGAAATCACAGCGTAAGCTGGGTCACTTAACCCGTATAGATGAGAATGGAGATGTAATACAGGATGTAGTGGATGAGATGTATAAAGTTACATTAAAACCTATCTATGATACATCGGTATTTAAGAATAAAACAAAGGAGAACCTTATTGCAGGTGAACATATAGATTGGATTTGGATTAATGAAGTATGGGGTGGTACTAAGATTGGACCTAATTATCCTGCATACTGGGGTATGAATAACTACTCTCCTGATGGTATTAACCCAATATACATTGGAATCAATAAAGAAAAACCAGGACGTGTACCATTCCAGTTTAAAGGTGATGCTACATTGTACGGGTGTAAATTACCTGTAGAGGGTTCTGTATTCTCTGATAGAAACGCTAGGTCTACATCTTTAGTAGATTTAATGAAACCATTCCAGATTGGATATAACATTGTAAATAACCAGATTGCTGATATTCTTGTAGATGAGTTAGGTACAGTAATTATGTTAGATCAGAATGCTTTACCAAGACACTCTCTTGGAGAAGACTGGGGTAAGAACAATCTTGCTAAAGCATATGTTGCAATGAAAGACTTCCAGATGTTACCATTAGATACGTCTATTACTAACACTGAGAATGCTCTTAACTTCCAACACTATCAGGTTCTTAATTTAGAACAGACAAATAGAATCTTATCTAGAACTCAGTTAGCAAATTACTTTAAGCAACAAGCATTTGAAGTAATTGGTGTAACTCCACAGCGTATGGGTCAGCAGGTAGAACAAGCTACTGCCACTGGTTTAAGAATAGCAACAGCTAATTCTTATGCACAGACAGAAACATACTTTATGAATCACTGTGATTATTTGATGCCACGTGTACATCAGATGAGAACAGATTTATCTCAGTATTATCATAGCACTAAACCATCAGTAAGATTGCAATACACTACATCTGCTGATGAGAAAGTGAATTTTGAGATTGAGGGTTCTACATTCTTACTAAGAGACTTTAATATTTTTGCTACAACTAAAGCTAACCATAGAGCTGTATTAGAACAGTTAAAACAATTAGCTATTAGTAACAATACAACTGGTGCATCTATCTATGACTTAGGTAATATCATGAAGTCTGAGTCTATTGCTGAGGTATCTCATATCCTCAAGGATACTGAAGAGAAGCAGCAGCAAATGAGACAGCAAGAGATGCAGCAACAACAGCAACTACAACAGCAGCAGATTCAAGCTAAACAGCAAGAAGAGCAAATGAAGTTGCAGTTTGAGCAAGAAGAAAACGATAAAGAACGTCAGAAGGATCTACTTGTAGCTCAGATTAGAGCTGCAGGTTATGGTTCTATGCAAGATATTAATCAAAACCAAATGTCTGATTACCAAGATGCTTTAAAAGACATTAGACAATCTGATGAA